GCCACCGCCGCCCCCTACAACCAAATATTCTAAATTAAACGAATAACTATATGCTAAATTAAACCATTGAGTTCCATTATATGCCTCAAAGGAATTACCATCAGTATTGAAACGAAGCATACCGGCACTAGTTGCAGTTGGCCTGGTCGCAGTATTTCCTACAGGTACTCGTATATAATTATTGGCAACAACTAAGGAAGTCACACCATTGTTCTGTATTTCAAGAATACCATCTGAATTACCATGAATTTTTAAACCAGCGGAACCTGTTATTACTCCGCTATCAGAATTAATTATTGCTGGCATATATTTTTCTTTTAGTTATACCCAACTTAATGAGCCTGTACCTGCAGTGATTTCGTATACAAAGGATCCAGGAATTACAGTCGTATTTACCGTAACCGTCAATCCCTCAGAAATAACAGCGTTTGAAATAATGTTAGAATGAGAAAGAAGTATTATTCCGGATCCTCCAGCGCCAACACCACCTGGTCCAGGTGAACCGGCACCTCCACCTCCTCCAGTAAATGCAGTAGCAGATGTTCCGTTGCCATATCCACCGCCACCCAATCCTCCAATTGCGCCGGTGCGCCCACCACCGCCGGAATAATATTTACCATTTAACCAAAGATAACCATTACCTCCCCAACCTCCTACTGATGCGTTACCTCCTCTTTGACCTGCGCCACCGCCGCCTGCGCCGAGGGCCCCTGGGGCTTGTATAGATGCGCCACCAGAAAATCCTTGTACACCGGAACCAATTGCACTTGGCCCAGTAATCGCATTACCCCCAAAACCTTCTACGCCATTATTAGATGCAGGGGGGGAATATCCTCCTCTTCCGCCACCGCAACCACCATCACTATCAGGGTTAAATTGACCTGCAGGACCTGCAACTGCGCCGCCAATGCCCCCACCAAAAGAAGTCATACGAATTGAATTATTTTTTCCAACTAAGGTTATAACAGTATTAGACCCTCGAGTACTTGCGCTTAACGACGGTGCACCATTTAACCCGCCTGCACCTATAGAAAATACTGAAATAGATGTTATAACTCCAAGACTAATATTTCCAACAATTGCTCCTCCACCTCCACCCCCAGCTTGTCTTGGCATATCCGACACCTGAGAAGGTCCACCCCCACCGCCACCTGCAACTACTAATAAGTTTAAAGTAACGTTTGCGGGCTGAGTAACGTTTAGCCAACTATTACCTGAGTATAATTCAAAAACTCTAGTTTCTTCATTAAATCTGATCATACCAGTGACTGGTACAGATGGTCTATCTGCGGTATTGCCCTTAGGAATTATAATTGAACTTCCGGATAATTTTAAGGAAGTTTCCTCAGTTACTATTTCTCCACCGCCTAAAATAGAAATTGTCATATTAAGTTGACCCTTATGTTACTCCATGTATTACCGTTATATCCTTCAAGTTCAAGTATTTGTGTATTAAATCTAAGCATGCCCTGAACTGGTGTTTGTGGTCTTTGTAATGTGTTACCAGAAGGTATAGTTATAGATCTCGAGGAAAATGACAATACCGTACCATTTGCTGAAATTGTATTTAAATCGCCGTCAATGGTAATACTCATAGTATCAGCCACCTTTGTCCAGTTGTAATAGTTACGTTTGAACCATCAGTAATTGTAACTGGACCTACAGATAATCCATTTTGCCCCGCAGGAATTGTGATATTTGAACTTATCGTCGTATTGGAAAAAAGAATTACTCCAGATCCGCCACCGCCACCGCCACCAGTAGCTGTAGATGATATTCTACCATTTGCAGCGATAGTAATATTGTCGCCAGCAATTAGCACATTGGCTACAGTTTCACTTGTTAAACTAGTTGTAGATGATATTCTACCATTTGCAGCAATGGAAATGTTATCTCCAGCAATTAAGATGCTTGCTAATGTATTACCAGTAAGCTGAGAACTGGTAATAGAATTCGGAGCAAGACCTGAAGATTTAATTCGTGTTAAAGCCATTGTAGATTCCTTATGAACTCTATTATTTATATTATCCTAAGTCTTTATTTTTGATGCTAAAAACCGCATCTTTTTCGATTTCTATCGAATATTTGGACTTTTTAACCTTAGGTTTTTGCCCGAGAAGCATATTTGCTGCAACGACCAACAGAATAGCCAGCGGATCAAATACAAATACCAGTATAACAATGATCATTCTGACAGCTTTATCTATTGTCTCCAGATCGTTCTTACTATAGAACAACTCTGTAATATATCGTATCGGTCCTATTTCAGAATTCTGTTTGTTTTTCTCTTTCTGATACTCGCCAATCTCTCGTGTCAACTGAGATATTTTATCCTGCGTTTGCTTGATATCTTTCTCTATACGAGAATTACCTTTGTCTCTTTTCTCAAGCTGAACCAGCAGATTATCCAATCTTCTTCTTTCGACTTCCAGTATGTCTTTGTTCGTTGCTATTTTGGTTTCGTTATCATATAAAACCGCTGAGTCAGATGTATATGATTTAGACAGATATCCAAAGATACCTAAAGAAGTAATTGCGGATAGAATAATAACACTGATAATGAAATAGAACTTCATTAACCAATTTACCTTTGTCCACATTCTGTAGATAAAGGAGGCGGTAACAAGTTTACCTAGTTCAAGTACCACACCCATCGTTACGATAGGCCAAAATGCCGCGGAGAAGATTAGAGTCAGACCAACGATTGAGAAATATCCTGCTACTGCAGAAATACTCAATGCGGTTAAAAGAAGAAGGTATGTGAACAATCTATCATTATTCATACATTACTGTTGTTGAATCCCCCAACGACCATTTAGGATTTTGCTCTACAATATATTTCTTAGTACACACTTTAAAGTCTGGGAATTTTAATTCTTTTGGATTGCTTGCTGCATCGAAGAATAAACAACGATTATTAGGTTGTGCTGCGTATTGACCATTATCCAATTCAATAAAGTTAAAGCTTTTATGATCCTCTGGCCATTCGCTGTATCCCATGTCGATTATATTTCTATCAGGATGTGCATTGTCGACGGTAAACAGATAGTTACCTGTGTAGAAATTTTTATCTTTCGCATAGAATTTGCAACTTAAATTACTTAGAAATGCCTTTTGTATGATCGCAATATCATAATCAAAGCAATCCCAAATTTGCAGAGTGTCTAGCGGTAAAAATTCTCCAGGTAGATTTTCTGTTCTACTAACGAAAGCGTGTAAAGGTAATTTATCATATAAAGCTCCGTAATTAGGTAAATATGCTTCTATTCTAAATGCTTGTCCTCGTATACTTTTTATTGATACCCAGACACAAGGTTCAAATTCCCCGTGTCCTTTTTCAAAATCATAGAGAAATTCTTTACGAATATAACAATGAACAGGTGGCGTGTTCGCAACTAAAAATGACATAATATTATTTTACCTTAATATGTGTTCTATGTACTCTGCATTGAATCTGACCATTATAATATTCATCCGTTTCAAGAACTCTTCTATCCATTTGTTCTCGTGCTTCTAAATAATTACATGATCCTTTATTAGGGCAGATATGAAGAATTTCTCGAATGAAATTATCTTTACCGTAGGTCTCTACATCTTTCTTTACATCATCAGATGAAGACCAATATTCTCTCCAATCAGATTCTGCTTTTAATCTTTTCTTTTTGCCTTTAACCGTTTTAGTTTTTTTAAACCAAAACAATTTTTTACCTATGTATTTTTTACCCGTAACATTGTTTGTTATCAAATAAACATATCCATATGCATTTTCAGGAATTTCCTCTAAGGGAACATCTTTATATAACCACATAATAATACCATATCTAAATCAGTATTTATTATGGTCATCTACCACCTCCCAGTAATCCCCATCCTCGACAAAATGATTTATGTCCTGTGAAGGCGGGACAAGAAAATAGTCATCTGGGTCGGTCATCACATCTTCAATTCTTTCAGTTGCAATACCCCTACCCATTTGACCAGTTTTATGTAGCATTGTAGTCTGAATAGACTTTTTATACCTATGACCTTCGGACTCATCCTTGGCCATATATTCTTTTTGCTTCTTTGAAAATACCTGCTTCTGTTCTTCTGTCCATTGACGAGAGTTAGCACAAGGTCTGCTGCAAAATGCCCCGCGTTTCTTGTGCTCAGTTCCGCATTTAGGACAAGTCTTCGTCATACCCTTCTTCTTCGTAACGATCATCCTCTCCATCCATCTCCGTACCACAGAAAGGACAGTGTATTACTTTATAGTAATTTTCGTCTAGGTCATGATTTATCTTGAAGACTGCGTCACATTCGAAGCACTCGTAGTGTTTTCTTGCCATGAAATTCCCTTTCTTTTTGCCTCAGCCTCAAACACCCGCTTACGAAGGTCTGTAGAGCTAAAATAATGATCTCTCTTATTATAGTGCAGTTTAATCCCTCGCTTCAGACAAATATCTTTTCCTGTAAATTCTTTGTCCATATACTCCTCACCTAAGATTCTAACATTAATAGGTAAGGTCATCAGTATATCTTCTAGTTCTTTTTCTGTACTATATAGAATAACCTCATCTACATATTTACAGGCTTTTACTTGAAGTTGTCTTTCAATTATAGATTGCACCGGTTTGTTTTTTGTTGATCTATCTAGAGTAGGATCAATTTGAATACCTACAATTAAATAATCACACTGTCGTTTCGCCTCCTCAAGCATAACAATATGCCCGGCATGGAAGAGATCGAACGTAGAACACGTAAATCCTGTTTTCATATTTTCTCCACTTCTATTCCACATTTATGTAAAAATTTTATACCTTGCTCACTTCTATAGTGTTCACGATAAAAAACTTTCTTAATGCCTGCAGTATATATAAGCTTTGCACAATCGAAGCAAGGAGCATGGGTAATGTACATCGACGCATTTTCTCCAGATTCCTTACTTCTTGCTAGTTTTGCGATAGCATTGGCTTCTGCATGTATTACTTCAGGTTTGGTTTTTAGTTGTTTTTCTAAGAATGATGGTGTGCGAATCTCATCCTCGCAATTATTGTCCCATCCTTTCGGTGTGCCATTATAACCAATAGATATTACTCTATCATCTTTGGTTACGATTGCACCTACCTTCAATCTTCTTGCATATGATAGTTCGGCATAGTTCTCTGCCGTTTTCATATGTGCATAATCAATCCTGTTCGGCATTCCATTTTCCTTCTGGGCAAGATGTGCCCCTGAGCATAGTTTTAGCCCAGATAGCACATCCGCATACATTACAACTTTTAACTCCAATAATGGTAGTCAAATGCTCACATGAAGTACAAATTTGTCTGCGCCTATCCACAAAATGAATAGGCACTTCCTTCACGCCGCCTTGCCCCATACATCATTCCAATTTCCACTTAGTGCACCTTTAGCATAATCTGTCGCTCTGTTTTCAAAGAAGTTAGTATGCGTTGGTGCGTTGATCATTTCCTCAACCCAGGGTAAAGGATTCTTTTTACGTTTAAAGATACCTTTTAATCCTAAACTAATAAGACGTCTATCCGCAATATAACGAATATATTCTTTTACTTCATTTTCAGTTAAACCTTCGATTGCGCCAGATCGAAAAGCAAGTTCAATAAACTTATCTTCAAGATCCACCATCTTCTCCGCAATCGTGTAAATCTTCCCTTTAAGCTCATCGTTCCAGATCTCCTTGTTTTCTTCTATATATGTTCGGAATAGCTTAATCATTGCCTCGGCGTGCTGTGTTTCATCCACAATAGACCAGGTAACAATCTGCCCCATGCCCTTCATCTTTCCATGTCTAGGAAAGTTAAGTAACATGATAAAGGAACTGAATAATTGCATCCCTTCGGTGAAAGCACTGAATACTGCAATATGAGTAGCAGTACTAGCAGCATCGCCATTCTGTGAGCTAATACCAAGAACGTAATCATGTTTATCTCTCATCTCCTGATATTCTAAAAAATCATTATACGTAGACTCGGGCATGCCAAGTGTTTCAATTAAATGAGAATATGCGGCAATATGTAATGCTTCTCTTGCTGCAAATCCTGCTAACATCATTCTTACTTCAGGTTGTGGGAAGTGAGGAAGATAGTTCTTTACATATCCTCCGGCAACATCAACATCGCCCTGAGTAAAAAATCTAAAAATATTAGTTAAAAATTGTTTTTCTGCATCTGTTAATTTTTTCTTCCAATCCTTTACATCTTCTAACATAGGGACTTCTGTATGCAGCCAATGGCTTTGTTCATGTTTTAGCCAGGCATCATAGAATTGAGGATATTTAAAGGGCTTAAAATATGATCTTTCATCTGTAAGTTTTAATTTTTTGTGAGCTTCATTCATTTTACGGTTTTGCCTTTCTATTATAATTCCAGTGAGGGTTAAGTCTACCTTTAGATTATGGTTCTAACATGAGATTTTTCCGTTTCTTAATCTATAGTGAAACTTGACCCGCAACCGCAGGTTGCCTTTACGTTTGGATTTTTAATTTTAAATTCTGCAGAAGTCAAAGTCTTTTCATAATCTATTTCCGCTTCATTCAAATACTGCATACTTATAGAATCTACTAACACTTGTACTCCGTTTTTCTCAAAAGAAAAATCATCCTCTTCAGTTTTTTCATCTAAGGTAAACCCATATTGAAATCCTGAGCAACCGCCACCCTGCACAAATATTCTTAATTTTAAATCCGGGTTGCTCTCTTCGTCAATTATTTCTTTAATTTTTTTGGTAGCTGATTCTGAAATACTAAGCATTCATGCTACTCCTTTAAAAAATTGCAGGTTCTTGATCTTGTTCTTGTACCATCACCATTATCTTTTTCCTCCCAGGCAGTACAAACTTGAACCTCCTGCTTAGGTTTTTCTGGTATAATTTTATCAGCTGTCCAATTTGCCGCCATCCAACCAAAAGCAGAAAAGAATCCCCATACTAAAATTTCACCCACCATTCTAACTCCTGTATAGTGTATCTACAAAATCAACTAATAATTTTTGATGTCTGTAATTATGCCAGTGTTTCGGCATCCAAGAATAATCATCATACCAATATTTTTCACTTTCAAGATGACATGCTATTAGACCAACATTGTTTTGTATAATAGCCATTGGGTGGCCTGTTTCATACTTAGCAATGGTTTTAAACTTATTTCCTACGTAGGTACAACCATCAAAAAAGAATATTTTATCTTCAACACCTCGCCATGTTACCGGCATTGCCTTTGCATGAGGTCTCCTGGTATTTACATTGGGTTGTTTAATATATTGTACCACTCTCACATCATCAAGAATATTAAAAAACTTTGAATCTGCCCAATAGGCACCCATGCAAATACCAAGATACTTTCCGCCTCGTCTAACATAGTTTCTAACTAGTTTCTTTGTCTCAGGATGCATAGACGAGAAGGAAGTCATGTCACCGACTCCCCCAGGAAAGCAAACCATATCCACATCATCAAAGAATTTACTTTCTATATCATGCTTTGTAAAAATCTTAAAATGATAATAAGGATCTAATGCCTTGATAATACCATTGCCTGATTGTACAGAACACTTTGGATGATTTAAAAATAAGGCTATGGTGCCTTTCATTTTATCCCTCGCAGGCTAAACAAGCATCTCCTTCGATCATAGCTTTCATATCAATTTCTTTAATGACTTCTCTTTCAATTCTCTTTGATACTTTATCCGCTTTACCAATCTTTTCGGAGCGGCAATAGTAAAGAGTTTTTAGACCTAACTTCCATGCCATAAAATGTACTGCATGTAGATATTTTACGTTTGCATCTGGTCTGAAGAAAAGATTAATAGATTGTGCTTGATCTATATATTCCTGTCTATTTGCAGCGTGTTCAATGATCCAGCGCTGATCTATTTCCATAGATGTTTTGAATACATCTTTTGTCCATCCATCCATCCATTCTAGATGTTGCACCGAACCATCATTTGCGATAATACTTGACCAGACTTCCTCATACCAACCATCCTTATGAGATTCTGCTTCTTTGCGAATAATTGAATCTAAATACTTGTTTTTATTTAAAGATGATCCGCTGAGCGTATCTTGTCTATATGCATTTGCTCGATAAGGTTCAACGCTAGGGCTAGTGTTGCCCATGATGATAGAAGAGCTAGCATTGGGTGCAATAGCCATGAGATGGCTGAAGCGGTTACCAGTACCTGTAGCATCCGGAGCTTCACCTCGTTCTTTCGCCAAGGCAATATTCGCTTCATTTAATTTTCCCCTGATGTGTTTGAAGATTTGTTTATTTCTTCCTATCGCCATCGGGCTTTCGAAGGCAATATTATTCTTCTGTAAATAAGCATGGAAGCCAAGAGCCCCCACACCAATGCTGCGCTCTTGCTCAGCAGAGAACCTGGCTCTAGAAATAGCATCAGGAGCATTGTCAATAAAATACTGAAGTACGTTATCCAGCATCTCCGCGACGTCCCGAAGAAAAAGTTTGTTATCTTTCCACTCATCATAATACTCCAAATTAACAGACGAAAGGCAACAAACTGCAGTACGTTTCTTATCTGTAGGTAAAATAATTTCAGAACACAAATTAGATTGTCTAATACTAAGTCCCAGTTCTTTTTGGAACTTTGGCATGTGCCTGTTACTTGTATCAATAAAATGTAGATATGGTTCACCCGTCATCATTCTAATTTCGAGAATGCGCTGCCAAAGTTCTCTGGCAGAAATTGTATCTCGAACCTCTCCAGAATGAGGATCTCTCAATTCCCAGGTATCATCTGCCTGAGAATCAATCATACACTTCTCTACCAAATTCATGAAATCATCTGTAATGTTGATTCCGTGATGTAAATTCAACGCCCGCATATTAGGATCGCCTGTGGGCTTTCTCATCTCTAGATAAAGTAATATGTCAGGATGGTTAATGTCAAGATATGTAGCATAACTGCCGCGACGAGTGCGACCTTGTCTATACGCAAGCGAGGATGCATCATACGTTCGAAGATGAGGCATAATGCCAACTGACTTGTCATCAGCAGAACGAATACCCAGTCCAATTCCAACTCCTCCACCTAGCATCGAAAGCCAGTTGACTTCCGAAAGTGTGTTGACAAGACCTTCTGCGCTATCATCCAGATAGGGAAGAAAGCAACTAATAGGAAGGCCACGCTTACTACGCCCAAAAGAAAGAATAGGAGTAGAATAAGAAAGCCAGTGCCTAGAGCTGTAATCGTAAAGGCGCTGAGCATGGTCTTTGTTAGATCCGAAAGCTTTTGAAACATAGGCAAACCTTTCTTGAGGAGATTGTTCTTCTTCCTTCATGTAACTATCTTTTAGTCTTTTAATACCCAACTCATCGAATAGTGTGTCTCTAGAATAATCGACAACAATCCCATGTACCATATTTTCTGCCATTCTTTACTCCGGTTATTATTATTTTAAAGATTCGAAATTTTTCTTTTGTTCAGTATACCATTCATTCCATAGATCTACTTTGCTTGCACATTTATGATAAAGTGTATAATTTGAAGAAACTGATTTCGCTACATCACTAAGTTTTGCTTCCTCATTCAAGACAGATAAATCCTGACACGGTTGTCTTAGTTCTTCGGGTGCTGCGGGGAACTTCATAACTACAGGTACTGTGGTTGAGCAACCAACCAGAAACAGAGAAGTTAAAAATAGAAAAATTTTGTTCATTGTCCTTCTCCTTCTTTTACGTCTACTTTTGCTGCAGCGTCATTAACAGCTCTTACAAATTCTTTTGGAATGACGCAACTGTTATCATACTTTACAACTTCTCTATCGATATATTCTACAGTCTTTTGTCCCTTTTTCTCAATAAGTTTATTGACTGTTACAATTTTAGTTTTAATTTTAGTGTTTGTTACTTCGACTTTCTTTTCTACAACTTTAACTTTTTCTTCCATCTCAGCAACACGTTGTCTCCATTCCATTTCAGTATCAAGACCCCCTTGCAGATAAACACCTGCTAGAAGAATAACCGTGCTTGCGATTTTAATTGTTTTAGAATATGTTCTGATTAATGGTATAAACCCTAGGAAAAATCCGACGGTAAGACCAATAATACCTAACAGCGTGATTGCATGTACTACAAGTACCAGAAAAGAATCGGGTAAGAAATTAAGTATCCACATAATAGTTTACTCTTTAATCATTGGGAAAATAGAGGAAATGACTTCGGCACAAGCCTTTGCTATTTCCGCGTGTTCTTTTTGTGTTCCGTTTTCCGACCTAAGTTGTATATAATGTATCCAGCTCCGTAGAGTTCCGGACATATACAGTCGGCTAGTAGTAAGGCCTTCGGGCAGAACAGCCCTGGCCTGTTCTTTAGCTATACCATTATTTATGGCCCAAACGTAATTTTCCTTGGCCAATCTGATAATTTCTTGTTGTTTTTCTTGCCAGAGCCTTGAGATTTCTCTATGTTCAGTATTAGAAAAATTCATCTCTATGCTGTTCTGACGATTTTTCGTATCCTGCAATCTTGCTTCACGAGTTACAAATTCTAACTCCTGTACCAAACACTCACCATTTCCAATGGAGACCAGTGCTGATTTTTAATTAGATATCTGATTAATTTTTCAGAAGTTTCCGTATTAAGTTGGTTTGATGGATTTGAAACTCTTGCACAATATGCCACCAAGTCTTGCATGTTATCAATATCCGCCGGCATTGTTCCTGCAGGTTCGGAATAGCTAATCAAATTTACTTTCATTTAATAATACCATCCCATCTAAAATTTCTATCACTTTTATTTTCTGAGTATTCTACTGCCGCAATCCAAGCTTCTTTTGCAGCTTCTTTTATTTGTATATCGCTGGAAGATTTATAGTACTTATTCCACCAATCGTTAAACGCTCTTTCTTGTTCTATCGTCATTTCTAGTCCCACAATCCTTGATAGTATTTTCCGAAAAGTCTAAAACCATTCTGCATACGATCTTCGATCGCCTTTATTCCATCATAGTCACAAACATATGTGTGCTTAGGTCCATCTTTCATCGTATAAAATTTATGCTCTCCCTTTGGTACTTCTTTACCATCCGCATCAACGGGTGTCCAGATCATATCAATTTCACCGGAACGGAAATTATCTTGCCAATCATCACTAACTTTATGCTCAAAGGCAAAGATCATCTCATCAAGAACATAATCCCAACGCTTAAAATGATTATCATCTGTATCCCATTCATTTTTTCTAGGAGGAGCAGACGTTGATCTTAATTCTTCTGGTACGTCATCATCGTCTACATAGGGAGAACCATGCTTAGTTTCTTTTAGTTGTTTTAGCATAGGTAGAACAATATGACTTAAAGTATTGTCCATACTCCAAGTATCCCAACGATCAATTTTAACATAATCAATCTTGCGATCAATTTTATCTAACACCGATTGAATAGCTACAGAAATTGGATTTAAAAAGTCTGCTAGTTTATCTACCCATTCAGGATGCTCGACATATTTGGCATCATCAATAATAGCACTACGATCACGACTGCACTTGGACCATTCAGTCCAGAAGAAAATGCGATCAATTACTGTATATGGACTTATCCAATGATCTTTGTATTTGTTAATGTAAACCTTCATTTAGCACCTCTTCCATTCAGTGAATTTAATTTTTGCTTCAAGTCCCTGATATGTACTCTTTTTAATTATATCTAATGGTTTCTTACCAGCAAGCACCATGTCATTAATATCTTTTTCCACCAATGACTGAGGCCAGATAACTACTTTATATCCGCCGTCGATCATTTTATCTATTATTTTACAAACATCTTTATTGCGAGGTTGATTATCTAAAATAACTGTTAATTTATCTTTAGGCAAATCAAGTGTGTTAAGTTTAACAAATGCTGTTCCTGCTACTGCAATAGCGTTAGGCAAAAACAAACTATCAATAGGACCTTCAACTACAAAAATATCTTTTTCAGTATTTACCTTATCTAAATTAAATGCGAGTATTTCATCTTCTTTAACTTTAATAGTCAAATATCTTAGAGTTTCTTTTCCTAATGCCCTGCAAGTAACTCCCGTCATTTGCCCATCTCTGTCATAAAAAGGAAGTACGAGTCTAGGCTCACTTGTTTCTATTTTGTTTTTATATTTTTCACTTAGTTGTTCTATGTTTTTAACATTATCAATGAAGTATATATCCTCATACTTTTCTACAGGAATTTTTCTTTTTTCGCAAAACTTTACTGCAATATGATCCTCGGGTAAGGTATCTACTCTATCTAAAATTTTATCAATAAGTCTTTCGGTTTTCTTTTCAAAAACAGGTTCAGCCATTTTAAATTTTTCCTCAACACTTTGATGAGGTTTATTTTTTGGAATTCCTTGACCATATCTTTCTAAAGCATAATGATTATATTGTACATTAAAAAACTGTTTTAGAAATGAACCAAAGTGCATAGAAGCGCTGCAATTGTGACACTTATAATACAGTTCGTTCTTCGATGAGTAAAAGTATCCCCTTGCTCTATTTTTCTTTTTGGAAGAATCACCACAGATGATACATCTGCAATTATATAGATGATCGCCCTTTTGTTTAAAAAGGGGCAGTTGTGAACTAACTAATTTTAAATATTTTAGATCGACAAATAAAGACATTTAGGCTCCTATATAAGCCTAAATTATATTATATCACAGGTAGAATGTCAAGTGTTAAAATAGATTTTCCATTCTAATATGTGCCAGAACATAACCAGCAACCAAGGCCCCGCCCATAATCATCCATCTCCATTTTTCGATTTTATTAATCTTATCCAAAAGTTCTCTGGTGTGTTGGGTGCTTGCCAAACTATGGTCATCTATCTTTTTCAATATCTTTTCATTTTTTATTTCAAACGCCTCATCCAATTCATTTATTCTGGTGTGGAGAACTGAATAGTTATCATCAATTTTCTTTTCTATTTTCTCAAGATCATGAGTTAACGAATTAACCTGAGTTTCTAAAACAGACACTCTAATATCTGTATCTAGATCTCTAATCTTTTGCTCAGCCATTTACTTTTCCTCGTCTAAACATAAATTTAGAATTTTTAGAGGTATATCTTTTTTGCGCTTTTACACTAACAGGTACATCTTTTCCTAAACCTGCAATGCCAGGTGTAGCTGCTGCGTTATTTGCGGGAGCTGCTGCGACTGGACCATTTTCCTCAGTAAATTGCTTAAACGTAAACATCTTGTTCTTTTCCATAAGTGTTTCTAAATAAGCAACTTCTTCGTTAAGATTAGTATCTAGTCTTTTAAGATATTGTTCTTCTAAATTTATTGGTTCTTTATTATTATTCAGATGTTCTTTAATTAGAGAATATGCCGCAGCTAAAGATACAATCTTTTTATTATCAATGGGCACTTTCTCTATTATTCTTTTTATTCTATATACTAATCTATGTAATAAAGTATAAGCGTCTCTATCTTCAACAGATTTAAGATCGCTCATCTTTTTTAATTCTTTGCCTTTGGTATCAATTATTCCGCGACGAAATGCCTCAGTATTTTCAAAAGGAGTAACTAATAATGTTAAAATTCTATAAGCAATAATTGAATCTACAAATCGTCCCATATTAGATTGTCTTTAAAGTTTCAAAAATTTTTTCGTCGATCGGTATGTCTATATCTAAAATTTCCACACCCGGTGATACTATAACTTTTAATGGCATATAATTTAGAAATACTAAAAAGGTTTTTATCTGAGGCCAAAACTTTTTCTCAAGTTTAAAAAATAACATTTTAGTTGTGGCTTCAACCCCAAACAAATTACCAAGAACTATAATGTGATTTAAAATTAATCTTTCTTTTAAATCTTTACCAACATTATGTTTTCTAAGTAATCTTTTTATATACTTAAATCTTTTTAAGTCATCATAAAATTCATCCATCCCCACACAACCAGGATTATCGTAATTTTTTACCGCAAACATAATAAAATTATCTTCAGTCAATTCAAATTGCATATTATTTTTCTAAAGTAAATGCTCCATTGGTAATGGTTACAGGACCAACTAAATTACAATCTGATTCTATACCAAATGGATTATATAAAAATCTATTATTTCCGCCTAACAACGATCTTGTATTAGTGTAATCATTGTTGACATTCGAAGTATATATAACCGAATTACTTACTGCTTTTGTAACAAACCAGTTCTTTAAATTTGCAGGGGTTAATCCTGGATTTAATTGTAAAACAAGTGCGCCTACTCCGCATACCTGCGGGGCTGCCATAGATGTACCGCTTAAATTAATTTGCTTAAAACCTGAATCTAAATTATATGAAACATTGCTATATTCATTAATGTTACTTGTTGCACTTACTACGTTTGCACCCGGTGCCCAAATATCTATACCTGGCCCTGTTTCACTTGAATGTGCTTTTTGGTCTTGTACTGCGTTAAAAGTGATGGTATCAATATTTCCAACCTTTAATGCCTCATCATCATACGGACTAGACCCCCTATGATATTCATATGTGGAACCACCAGTTACAAAACTATTATTATAATCTACTCCTGATGGTACATCTATTTTATGATAATTATTTCCACCCGCAATTACAACATGTATTCCCTCATCTATTAATTCTTGTATATCTGTATCAACAGAACCCAATCTAAAATTAGTTACAAAGTTTCCTCCACTGGTCAAATTAACTAAGCCATAATTTGTCCAGCGGTATGCAGCATCTCCTGTAGTACTTCCGTCAGTGTAAGTTGTTCCTCTATAGGTTACAGATGATACACTTGAATATGTTAAACTATATCCCCAACTCATATTAACAATGGTTGGTCTTCTAAATCCTGTTTTAGGATCTATTGGTTTTCTTCTATGCCAAAGTTTAATTACATCAAAGCAATCTGTAATGGAAATACCTGTGTTAGTATCGCCTGCTCCCTCAAGACCATTAACCTTCAGGGAATATATTCTTGCATTTTTTGCCCAACCAAAAGTTTTGCCTGCAACAATTCCTGCTACGTGAGTTCCATGGCCATCAAAATCTCTGTAATGATTTGCATTCTGTGTTCCACCTAAGCCACTTTCAGTATACCAATTTATTTGTTGTACTCTTGAGCTGCCCGCATCATCTTTAAATTCAGGATGAGCAACTTCAATACCGCTATCTTGTATAACTACATCTACGCCTGTGCCATCTAAGATATACTTGTAAATATCATTTGCAGTATTACCTGTGCCATAGACATTTGTTGCTTCGTTTATCCTTTTTAATCCCCAGTTTCTTCTGTCACCCGAAGAAGAATTTCCTTTTGAAAAGTCTCCTACCTGAAAAGCTCTTAGACCAATTTTTACATCGTCTCTTTGATCAGGGGGAATTTCAACCGAATAAACTCTAGAATCATTTTTTAAGTTTGCCGCTTCTTCATCTGTTAAAGAATAATGGCAACTACGTGAGCTACCATCTCTATTATTAATTATTTCTACTCGTCTAGATGGTACAAAGGAATCGTTTTCGCTCTCGTTTTCTATTTGATTCCAGAAAGCGTCGTAATCCACACCTCGATTTAAGCTAACAATATATTCTTTATACATTTTCTGTAATTGTTTGTGGGAATGCTCTTAATTGACCAGGCCAAATAATTCTTACCGCACCGTTTTTTCCGTCCTGTGCTGATCTAGAATCTCCACCTACTCCTCCACCTCCACCTGCACCATAATAGCCAAAAGAACCACTTGAACCATCACCACCATCCACCGCAGCTACGGTTGAGGAACCACCCGTGCCACCTGCGCCATTGGGACCTGCGCCATAAATTCCTACACCACCTCCACCTGCTCCGGTGGCTACTCTAACAACATCGCTTCTAAAAGCTGAGCCTCCACCGCCTGCGCCGCCACCTGCTCCTGGTCCTCCAGCAAATCCTGCAGCAGAAGTTGGTGTGCCAGATGCCCTTTGACCACGTGCGCCATAGCCTCCTGTGCCAGTATAACCTGCAGCTCCGCCACCCCCAGGTCCTCTAAATCCTAAAACGGAAGTGTCGATTGAACCACCTACTCCGCCTGATGCCCCACCATTAAATACTCCCGATCTTCCCCCACCATCGCCATCCGCGGTTGAACCAATTACGACTGTGGCAGCAGTTCTGGCACCTTTTGCCCCGCCCGTCGCAATGCAGGAAAATGCGCTAGATTGTCCACCATCTGTACTTACTTGTGTAGTTACTCTATTCACTGTAATCTGACCGAATCCGCCTGCACCTACAACTATGGTATAGCTTTGTCCTGGTATAACGGAAATATTATTTCTGTAGGCAAGACCGCCGCCACCGCCGCCTCCACCTACGCCAATAAGATCAGAACCTGCATCACCGCCGCCGCCACCGCCTATGCATAAAACAGATACTGCGGTAACTCCTTCTGGACAAACCCAGGTGTAGGTTCCAGCCGAGGTAAATTCTTCCTGCCCATATATGTAGACAGATTTACCGTAAAAATTTTCTAGGGAAATAGTGCCGGATAGAATGCCGGCTAGACTTCGTACATCCGAATCATTAAGACTAACTATGGCTGCGGGTAATTTGCTTAATTCTAAATTTATAGATCTACCTGTAGAACTACCACCTAGACTAATTTCTCCGTCATTTAAAAGAGCCATTATCTCTCCTTCAGATCATCAATTTTCTTATCTAATTCCTTAATGGCTTCAATGATCAGAGGGATTAATCTTTCATACCTAACTGTTAGATATCTATCATCAATTGGCGCAGGCGCAACAACTTCTGGCATAATTTTTTCAACATCCTGTGCAGAAATACCTACTTCTTGTTGCGTAGCGTATCCCATTTGTTGGGCGGTTTCATTTGCATGATAATAGAATCCAACTAAAGATTTTACTTTATCTAAAGCATTTTCAATAGTACCTAATCTTGTTTTTAATCTATCATCAGAATAATATGCAGTAACGTTATTTGTTGCTCTAATTTCTCCGGCTACTCCCGAAGCTGGCGTACCTATACCTAAAGAATTAACTTGTGCATTAGAACCTGTAGAGAAACCACCTGCTGCTCCAGTTGCGCCTGTGGGTCCTGTTGGCCCTGTAGGTCCTGTCGCACCAGTAGGTCCTGTAGGCCCTGTTGCTCCTATACCTGTAGCACCAATTACAAAACCTGCATTAATTGTATTTGCATCATTTAATGATAATATCAAATTGCCTGCAGTTACGGCTGCGGAGGTTACATATAATCCTGTTGCGCCAGTTGCACCTGTAGGACCTGTTAAACCTGTTGCACCTACTCCTGTAGCACCCGTGGGTCCTGTAGGACCTGTTACACCCGTAGGACCTGTTAAACCTGTTGCTCCTACGCCAGTGGCACCTTGCGGACCGGTTGGACCCGTTATACCTGTTGGGCCTGTTAAACCAGTAGGACCAGTTAAACCAGTAGGTCCTGTTAATCCTGTAGCACCTTGAGGACCGGTTGGTCCTTCAACTCCTGTAGCACCTTGAGGACCTGTAGGACCTTCAATGCCGGTAGGACCTGTGGGGCCCGTTAAACCTGTAGCACCAGTTAATCCCGTTGCTCCAATCGGCCCTGTAGCTCCCTGCGAACCTATTCCAGTGGCGCCTTGGCTACCTGTGGCACCCGTTGGGCCCGTCGCACCTATTCCTGTAGCGCCTGTAATACCCGTAGGTCCAGTTAAACCAGTAGGACCGGTTAATCCGGTAGGTCCCGTTAAACCTGTGGCACCAACGCCTGTTGCGCCTTGAGGACCAGTAATACCTGCAGCACCACTTAAATCGTTAACATAAGAATATACACTTCCATTCCATAGATATAGTCTACTATTTTCTGAATTCTCCACATCGCCGGTTTCAATGAGAGCAAATTCGCCTGCAATAATACCCGTTGGAGAAGTGTCGGCGGT